TGTTCGGACGGAATCAGTTGGCGCAGTCGGGCTGGAAGTCGGTCGTAGGGCATATAGCTACCTGCAAAAAGAAAGACGCTGTGGCGTTTATACCACAGCGTCCTATCATTCTACAAGTTGGGTGGGGTTGGTGTCACTTCAGGGTGGGATTAAGAGACGGAAAAAGGTGATACATCGAAACTCCCAAACCCAATTAGACATGCGGTCCTCCTTGCGGTGACAAGACCACGATGCCACGGATTAGCTAGGGGTTCAAGCATCCTCCATATAGCCAAACATACCTGCCGTAATGTCTGCATCCTTGTCCCATTTTGCCTTGAAGCCAACCCATTCGCCAGACGGAATGGGGAACGGCCCGAAGTTCGGGAATGTTGCTGAGTTATCCTGAAACGCAACCGCAGCAAGTGGATGCAGATAGCCCTCCTCAGCAAAGCTGTCGCCGTTGATGAAGGATGTCACAAGACTAATAACAACACGACTGGCCGAACTCCCTGAAGCGGAACCAGCATAGACGCCTGTCAGCATTAGGCGCTTGTTAGACGGAACGCGGATCATTGATGTGTGGAACTGAAGGTCTCCCGCAGTCATGCGTCCATAGGTAACGCCGCCATTCGTTAAGGTGATTGTTCCATTAACAGGCCCAAAGGTTGAATAGGCGTTGTTGATTGCGCGAATGTCCGTTGCGACAGTCACAACGGGCGTTGTGCCGTTCAGCGCGACAACCTCGTATTGCTCAAGCAGGTTTCCATCGAGATACTTAATGACGATATTGCCGACGTCACTTGCCGATGTTGAGACAAGCGTAAGCTGGATGCTGTTAGGCACTGTCAGCGTGGCAGGCATACCTGTTTGCCAGACAATGCTTGACCCTGAGCCAGTAAAAAGACCCTCGCCAAACGTGCTAAATGGAACGGAGCCAGGCACATTGCCCCGCGCTATGTCAGCGTCATTGTTAGTGCGCCACAGGCGTTCAGGCCAGCCCGAAGTCTTGAAGGAGTAGGTCATTCATCAGGCTCATTGAGCAATTCTTCATTCGGCCTCGGCCTGTTAGGGTCCGCTTCAGGCAGACCCGCCACATCGCGGAGATGCTTGTCGAGATTATCATCGGGGAACAAGTCCACACCGCTGAGGGCAAGGCGCTGGATGTATTGACCGAGTTCCTCAAGGTCCACAGGCGCCACGCGACCGCGAACCATCTTAGGCATATCTGCTTTGTCCATGCCGTTCAGTTCCCACAAGTAAGGAAGCAGTTTGCGGTTGATCTGCGCCGCAATGGTATCGGCGTAACCCTCAAGAGCCTTCAGGAACAAGTCAGCCTTTGACTTGGACAGGGCAAAGCTACCACGGTCATTCGCGCCAAGCATAACGAAGTCGGCCATCACAGAACGCGCAATGGCCTGCTCATAGCGCAAGATAACCTCGCCCGTATTGATGTCACGAGTTCCCTTGGACGCAATCAAGTCAAACTCAACCATCAGGTTGTCTGTCAGCTTGCCATCCTCATCCGCATAGCGGTCAGACGGCAGGATGATGTAACCCTGCTCGTTGCGCTTAACGTCACGCGCAATGGTTTTCATCTGATTGAACAAGGCTTTTTGCGCATCTGACGCATCTGCCGACATAAACTCGGAGGGGATACGCACAATCGGGAGGCCGTTCAGTTCGCGCTCAATACCCACACCCTCAAAGTAGCGAATGTTGTTCGCGGCTCGCCATGAAGTATAGGCAGAACGCAAAACAGAGTTGTGAGTTGGGATCAGTGACTTTCCACACAGGAAGAGGTGAGACGGAGCATCAACTTCAATGCAGATAGTCTTTCTATTTTCCACCCTGCGAATATCTTTAATGTAGTGCCTGCGATAAAGAGATTTCTTACCGCTTATCCGCTCTACCTTCCGAGGCAGCCTAAAACACTGGAAGTGAGGAGTGAAGTGGACCCTCCATGCGATTTTCCCTGTCGGTTTCGCTCCGGTTCTAAAACCCATTGATTTCTTCTGAGTAAGGTTTGCCATAGCACCAAGACTTCTGACCAACTCAACAACAGATTCCGCGAGTTGCTTGTTCGTGTTGGCGAACTCGGCCCTTCCGTCTTTCCCGATTGTACCATCGCTATCCATGAGACCTTGAAGCAGTGCAAGACGTTGGTCGTAAGACCCCCTCAAAAATGCGTCTGGGACATGCTTATTCATATATACACCCATCGTTCTGAGAGCGTATGCGGGTCCGTCAGAAGCCCATTCCTTTGACCCCTGAACCCTCACAAGCCTTCCGTTCGAGCCAGCCCCACCATTAGGAACTACTTTTGTAGTGTAGCCAGCAGCATGAACTTGTTCTATTAGGCTATCAACATCATCAACGTGAGTTGTAATACTTGCATTTCTGGAGTTTCCGTCACCCAACCAATACCCAAAGTAATATGGGTCTATAGGTAAAGACTGCTCTGCGTAGTCAAGTGAATCGCAGGGGTCTATTGACCATCGGTTAGCAATTTTGTCTCCGGTTTTGTGTTGCTTTAGCCCACGCTCAAGGATTTCCTTGGTGGTAAGTTTTTTGTATGCGTTAGCTTGTGTGGAGTTACATCCGTCTTTGACGACCCACTCGTGGTTCTCATCAGCAATTATAACTTCACCATTTGCGAACTCAATTTCGTATGCCGGTCTATCGTCCCATTCTGCAACCGCAGTCACATAACGGATCATGCCATTTTCATCAAATACTTTCGAACCAACACGAATGTCACCAATGGTTTTCCATCCGTCTGGTGTTGGGATTGGCGTGGATGGATCAAGCGCCCTCCCACTAGGCTCATTGGACGTTGAAGTGGTGCGGAAATGCAACAGTCTGGAGTATGGGATAAACACGTTCTTCTGTGCAGCGACCTGCCAGATACCTTTGATGTCGCCGTTTTCCTCAGTAACAAAGCGGTCAAGCGTATAGGCCGCACGGCTTGCCAGCTTCTTCATGCGGATCATGCCATCAGCGTCTCGGCGTGGAACCATCTCGAATATGCTAAAGCCATAGGGCAACATGGTCAGCACATCCGCGATGAATTCTTCCCAACTCTTATCGTCCATGCCGCTCATCACGCTATGAACGAAATCAACCGCGCTGTTAGATTTACCCTCAACGCGCCACTCAATAGAGCGCATCATCTGCGTCATGGCATGGAGGATAGCCCCGATAACCGCGTCGTTCTCGGCCATCTCGCGGTAACGTTTAATACCCTGCCGCCCCTTTAGCTGGACGACAAACTCATCGGAGCGAAGCCCCCAGTCAGGGCGACTGTCGGATGCTACACCTAATTCTTTATACCGAGGGGCCATGTTCGTGTCCTATACGTTTGTTAGCGGCAGTATAGGGTAAAACCTACGCCGCCTCAATCCGTTGCTTGGCGATGTTGAAATATGTCTCGTCCAACTCTATCCCAATGAAGTCTCGGTTCAGGTTCTTGGCGGCGACTCCTGTGGTGCCACTACCCATAAAGGGGTCAAGGACGGTGTTGCCTTCGTTGGTGGATGCCCCAATCAGCCTAGACATTAGCGCAACTGGCTTTTCCGTTGGGTGAATTTTTGACCTTCCAACATGAAACTTCCACAATGCCTTCTGGCAGTGTTCATTAAATGTTGCTTTTGGCTTTCTAGCAAAAACGCAAAACTCCATACCAGAGACCCACAATTTAGTTCCATTCATGGGAGATGGGTTTGATTTCTCCCAAGCACAAACTCTCGTGGTTAGATTGTATCCCTTGAAAGCAGTCACTATTCCGCTGATTTGTTCAGTCCCGCAAAAAACGTAGAATGATCCAGCCACAACGCGCACAAACTCGTCAACCATTTTGTTTAGGTTGAATGTGACCCTATCAGCGTTACCGCGATCAAGTTTCCTCAATCCAGATGATTTTTGGCTAACCTCACCATATGGAATATCAGTCAAAACCATATCAACAGACCCATCAGGAATATCCTTCATCAAATCCAAGCAGTCGCCTTGCATTAAAAGCATTATTCATCTCCATGCGATTCGAGCCTTTACCTTATCAGATCGTTGTATGGTTCGTAAGCCATAAAACGACTTTATGGCTTACAGGCTATACATCAAGCCACCCTATGCAAGTCAGTCTGCTTCTCACCAACGACCATCAACTGTGGTGTGCGCTTCGTCTTGCGGGTCATGGCTGACAACTCATTAAAGGCTGACGACACGGAGTCCACTTGGTCTTTCCACTTTGACTTCGGGAAGAACCGCAACTCGTCCAGCCAACCCTTCGTCCATGTGCGTTTAAGAACAGCGACCTTGCCGATCTCAACCTGTGACGCGAAAGGCTCTGCCCGCAATTCCTTAGCCCCCGATTGAGCCTCAATCTTAACGCTAAAGCCTCGCAACATAGCGGCAATGTCCTCAGACTGAACCTTACC